CACAGCCATCAACGCCTTCAACGCATACTGCGCCCTTCGTCTCGCTGGCCAAAGCCCTAAAAGGCTTGGAAACACCTTGGCCTCTATTGTGGCGATGATGGGGTGGACAGCAATCTGCGTGGTCTGGATGTTCATTTCACTGATGTTGCTGCGGCTCTTGGTCTCACGATCGAGCTCGCAACGACTGAGCCCGGCGAGCCCCTCGCTTTCTGTGGCAGAGTGTTCTGTGACCCCCGAACCACCTATGATTCGTTCCAAGACCCTATTCGCACAATGAGCAAGCTGCATCTCACCGCAGCCCCTGCTAGTGTTAGCGACACGCAAGCCTTGGCGAACCGCGCTGCTGGCTATGTAGTAACCGACTCCAAAACCCCGATCGTGGGTGTCTGGTGCCGCAAGGTCATGTGACAGGCGCACCGGATCCAACGAAGATGACGGGTGAAGAGAGGTGGAAGTTCGAGAACGCCGCCTGGCCCCAAGACAGCGAAGAGCTGATATTGGAACATTTCTGTCGTGTGATGGAGATGGAGGCCGGCGAAGTACGTGATATTGAACGGTGCATTGAAGCTGCCTCTACGGTGGAAGATTTGCCCGAATCTGTCATGGAGAACGGACACCAGGTGAAACACAAGCTGCGCGCAGTTCTTGGCCACGATATAGTCGGCCCCGAGCCGGACGTAAACGACGCAACAGCGGAACAATGCTTAGCGACGACAACGTCAGGGACCTCGCAGTCGCCCGAGAGCGCTGGCAATCCAAGTTCGCCAGCCATCTCCGGCAATCCGTCCTCTCTGCCTTCGAGCGGAGGGAGCATTTCGTCAGCGCAGGGGCAATCAACAGCCCCGGGCCAACGCGGCAAGAAATTGACGCCAAAGTTGAAGCCATCGTGCGTGAGATTTGCTCCCAATGAGGGCGCAGCGCGTAAAAGTGATCAACGGCCAATAGACCCCCCATCGGGTACTGAAAACGCCGAAGTGGTAATAGAGCAGCAAGCTACTGATAATCCACCTGGTCACAAGGCTAAAGATGGCCCAGAAACGCCGTCAAAGAAAGCGCAACGCAACAAGAAAGCCCGCAGGCGCGCCAAAGCCCACAAAGCCCAGGCGCCGCCGCAATCGCCAGAGAACCGCAATGCGGATGAGTCTGGCAGGGGAGAACTTTCTTAAGTGCGCTTTCGCACCCCCGGATTTCAACAACGATCCGGGTCAAGGCATCCCCGACACGTTCGATGGTAAAGTCCTTCCGCGAAAAGACGTGTTGACCCAAGCTCTCAACTTCACGGCTAACCGCGATACTTATATCGTGGTCCTGCCGACGCCTGGAGTTGCCTACTGGACTGTCGATGTCGCTGTTGGCGCAAGCCTTGCAGTGACGACGCTGAACGCTGTCCCCATGCCTGGGTTTCAGACTCTGTTCGGCACGACCTCAGTCTCAAGGGCGAACCAAGTGACGGCCTTCCGCTATGCGTCGATGGTCGC